GATAGCCAAGTATCACCTTGGACATTTGGCTCAATAGAAGCGTGCAGTAATAGCGAGTTATTGCTACCAGTAGGCACAATGACAGTATTTGCCTTTGATGTTAGCCCAAGTAAGCGATCAGGTGCATTAGTAGCTGCTCAGATAACACCTGAAGGCAAAATTGGCGTTGGAGTGGTCGAAACCTACACAAGTGAGGTAGCCATTGACGAAATCAAAATGGCGAGCGCAATTAACGAGTGGGCTATGAAATACCGACCAATTAACATAGGTTATGACAAATACGCTACTGCTAGCATTGCACAAAGACTTACTCAATCAGGGCATAAATTGGTAGATATCTCGGGACAGCCTTTCTACCAAGCCTGTGGTGAACTAGCTGACGCCCTCAGCAACCTCCGTTTAGTTCACCAAGGTCAACCCGAGTGGGTTAACTCAATGAACAACTGCGCAATGAAAACAAATGACGCAGGTTGGCGAATAGTCCGCAGAAAATCAGCTGGTGATGTCACAGCCGCCATTGCAACTGCAATGTGTGTCCACATGCTTTCAAAACCTATATCAGTTCCGCAGATTTATGTCTAGTTATTGTGATATAATTCTCACATGGGATTATGGGCTAATTTAACAGCCAAAAAAACAATTACAGCGCAAAATGCGCCTATGGTCGTTCCTGATACACAAGGACTTCTAACTCTCACTTCACAGGTTGCAATTTCAAGAAATGAAGCAATGTCTGTGCCTGCTGTCGCTCGTTGCCGCAATTTAATTGCTGGCGTTATCTCATCAATGGAATTAGAAACAGAATTAAAGGCAACAGATGAGAAAGTGCCAAACCTACCTTGGTTAAATCAAATATCAAAGAGTGCACCCAACTCAGTTGTTTTGTCATGGATAGTTGACTCATTGCTATTTTACGGCACAGCTTACCTAGAAGTAACTGAGGTTTATCAAGACGACAATCGTCCAGCACGATTTGAGTATGTTGCAAATAATCGTGTATTAGCACAACTTAACGACAATTCAACATTTGTGACTGAGTATTGGGTGGATTCAAAGCCAAGACCAATGTCAGGTTTGGGTTCACTAATTACAATTCAATTAGGTGGCGAAGGTATCCTTGCTAATGGTGCAAGAGTATTAAGAGCAGCTGTTGATTTAGAAAAAGCTTCTGCTGTTGCAGCAGCAACCCCAGTTCCTTCAGGAATCCTAAAAAATAATGGCGCAGACCTTCCACCAGCTGAAGTTGCTGGTTTATTGGCTGCATGGAAGCGATCACGCTCAGAGCGTTCTACAGCTTACCTAACTTCAACTTTGGAATACCAAGCAACTTCATTTAGTCCAAAAGACATGATGTATAACGAAGCGCAACAATACATGGCAACCCAAATCGCAAGACTGTGCAATGTTCCTGCTTATTACATTTCAGCAGATATGAACAACAGCATGACTTACTCAAATGTGCAAGATGAGCGTCGCCAGTTTGTATCGCTATCACTACAACCTTTCATCTCAGCAATAGAGCAACGCTTTAGCATGGACGACCTGACACCAAATACCCAATATGTATCTTTTGATATGGACAGCGGATTCCTTCGTGCTAATCCATTAGAACGATTAAATGTGATTGAGAAAATGTTAAACCTTGGTTTAATCACAGTAGAACAAGCGCAAGCAATGGAGGAATTAAGCCCCAATGGAAATAATTAACTTTTCAGCAGACCTAGAAGCGTCTGAGTCTCGCCGTATTATCGCTGGCAAAATTGTGCCATTTGAGAACGAGATCGGAAACACCTCAGCAGGCAAAGTAATCTTTGAAGCGGGGTCAATCAAGATTGATGAGCCAACAAAGGTAAAACTATTATTAGAACACGACCCAAAGAAACCTATCGGACGCATGAAGTCAATGTCTGAGGATAACGCAGGTATCTTTGCAGAGTTCAAAGTTTCAAACACAACCCGAGGAACTGACGCACTAATTGAAGCGTCTGAGGACTTGCGCAGCGGTTTATCCGTTGGCGTTGAAGTCATTAAGGGTATGAACAAAGGCGGCGTCTATCGTGTAAGCGAAGCCCGTCTCATGGAAGTTTCGCTAGTGCAAGCAGCAGCCTTTAAGTCTGCTGAAGTAACCAGCGTTGCTGCGTCCGAATCGGAAGCAGAATCAACCGAAACCAAAACAGAAAAAGAGGAAATTGTGGAAAACACAACACCTGAGTCTGTTGCGACCGAGGTAGTAGAAACCCCAGCGGTTGAAGCTGCCGAAGCTCGTCCAACAGTAACAGCGGCTGTTTATACAAAGCCACGCATTGCCCCAATGACTTCTGCACAATACCTTGGTGCTTCTATCAAGGCAGCAATGGGTGATGACGCAGCTCGTCAAACAATCCTTGCAGCAGATGACTCAACTTCAACAAACACAGGCTTAACATTGCCTTCACACTTAACTGACTTCATCACAACAACCTTTTCAGGTCGTCCAGCGTTCGACGCTGTAACCCGTGCAGGTGCTGTGCCTCAGTTATCTTTCACAGTTCCAAAAATGGGAACTGCACCAACTGTTGCTGCAACAGCAGAAGGTGACGCACCTTCAGAGACAGGCATGACCTCAACATACGACACAGTTACAGCTGCTAAGTATTCAGGTCTAAACCGAGTATCTTTTGAGTTGTTAGATTTCTCAAACCCAGCTTTCGAGAACTTGCTCATGCAAGAACTACGCAAGGGTTACGAGAAAGCAACTGACAATGCTTTGATCGCTGCTTTCACTTCAGCAGGAACTCAAGCAACAGGCGTAGCTGCAACAGCAGCAGGTCTACAATCTTTCATTGCTACACAATCAGCAGCAGCATACAAGGGAACTGGCGGCGATTACGCTAACAAGCTTGTTGCTTCAACTGACCAATGGGCAGCGATCATGGGTTATGCTGACAGCACAGGTCGTGCTCTTTACACAGCGTCTGCACCACAAAACGCTTCAGGTTCAGCAGCCCCAACTTCAGTTCGTGGCGCAGTTCTAGGAACTGACCTAATCATTGACCACAACATTGCTGTTTCAGGTGTTGTTGATGAGTCTGCTTTCTTAGTAGCACCGCAATCCGTGTATGTGTGGGAGTCCCCAGCAACACAACTGCGTGTTAATGTTCTAACTTCAGGCGAGGTTGAAATTAACATGTATGGCTACCTAGCAATTTATGTTGCTAAGGGTGGCGCAGGAGTTCGTCGCTTTAACCTAGCGTAGTCAGGTTAGCAATCGTTAGGGGGCATTGGAAGCCTTTGCCCCCTAACTTCTAAGAGAGGAAAACATGGCAGCAACTTATGTAACAGTAGCCGAACTGCGTTCTGCGCTGGGCATTGGGTCTTTGTATTCTGACTCAGTTGTTGAGGAAGTCTGCCAATCCTCAGAGGACATTGTTAGTTCTTATCTATGGATTAACGCAGTAAATAACTCAGGTCATAGCAACACAACTAATACAGGCACACTTTATTTTGACCAACCTGTAGCACAAGTTTTTTATGTAGGACAAACTGTAACCATTAGCGGTAACGGCTCAAAGCACAATGGTTCAAAGACTTTAACTGGCGTAGGCGAGCGCACAATTACTTATGCCATTACTGGCAATAACAATGTTGCAGCACCTTACCACCCAGTAAATCCATACGGCAAAGTATTGGCTGACACCTATGTTGACTACGCAACTGTGCCAGCAGTTCGTGAAGCTTCTTTAATGGTTGCTGTTGACATTTGGCAATCACGCCAAGCCAGCAACTCAACTTCAATTACACCTGATTTTCAACCTAGCCCTTGGCGTATGTCTGCCAGCCTGATCGCAAAAGTAAGAGGTTTGTTAGCACCATATTTAAGTCCTAACAGCTTGGTTGGCTGACAATGACTGTCGCCGTTACGACACTTCGGTCAACCCTTGCGACAGCGTTAGAAAACGCTGGGGTGTGGCAGGTATTTTCCTTTCCGCCTGCCTCACCCATTGCAAACTCAGTAATTATTAACTGGGATTCACCTATGTTAGAACCAACTAACAACCAATACAACATTGCACCAAAAGCCAATCTAACAATCACTTGCATTGTGCCTATGCTGGATAATCAGGGCGGATTGATACAATTAGAGGAAATGGTCACAGGTGTATTTACAAAGTTAGCCGCTTCAACATTGAAGCTAAATGTGTCAAGTGTTTCATCACCTTCTGTATTAGCTGAAGCACAGGAAATGCTAACTGCCACAATCAATGTAAGCGCAATCACGAGCTGGAGTTAAAATGTCAGAGATTATAGATATTCCTTCCGAGGATAAGGCTTGGCTTGAAAAAGTCGGGCAAATTAAGCAAACCGAAAAGCCAAAAATCGTAAAGAAAGACGAGGAATAACCAATGGCTGTATTTCTAAACAATAAGGTTGGCGTTAAGGTTAACTCAGTTGATCTTTCCGACCATGTGACAGCAGTCACATTAAATCGTTCATTTGAGGAACTTACTGTGACAGCCATGGGCGACACAGGGCAAAAATATGTAAAAGGTTTGGAAGCCTCATCAGTATCTATCAGCTTCCTAAATGACACAGCTTCCGCAAATGTTCTAGCAACATTACAAGCTGCATGGGGAACAAATGTAACTGTAGTATTACTACAAGACAAAGGCACAGCAGTATCAGCAACAAACCCTCTTTACACCTTTACTGCCCTAGTCAACAACACAACCGACATTAACGGCGCTGTTGGCGATCTAGGCACACAAGATGTAACTTGGAACGTTAGCGGTTCAGTAGCTGTAGCCACAACAGGCACTTTCTAAGGAGTAAAATGCAAGCGTTAAAAATCACCAAGGCTTCAGGTGAGGAATCTACCCACGATATCACACCAGCGATTGAGTATGCGTTTGAACAACATTTCAAGGCTGGTTTCCATAAGCGTTTTCGAGACGAGGACAGAAAGAGCGATCTTTACTGGCTTGGTTGGGAGTGCTTACGGAAATCAGGGGAAACAGTTAAACCATTTGGGGTTGAGTTTTTAGAGACAATTCGTTCAGTCGAAGTTGTGGATTCTGATACCCCAAATGGGTAACGAGGTATGACACTACTTATTTGATCGCAAGTTTAGCGGTTGAAACTGGCATACCTCATAGCGAATTTATTAACATGGACAGGTCAATGTTGTTAGCAACTTTGGCATATATGAAAGACAGGGCTAAAGAAATTGAGCAGCGTAGTAGAGCTAACAGGCGGTAAGCGTCTACTAACTGCGCTCAAAAAGTATGACAAAGACTTAGCCAAAGAACTTAATCAAGAAATGGCTGGCTATCTAAAGCCAGTCACAAG